GATGGCCAGATAAATCGATCCTGCGATACAACTCAAGGCTAGGATAAGACCGAATGTCTGACCTATTGCATCGCTTCTGAAAACATCTTTCGATTGCTTCTCGGCGATCTCAAAGTGCTTATTCTGCGCCTCGATATTGGCCTCATTTGTCCGCAATTCGAGTGCTCTACGATGCAAAGATTCCGCCTCGGCCTGATCAAATAGCCTTGCTGCTACACCAGGAACAAGCGACTCATACCGCTCCATGATGTCAGGATGCGGAGTTGGGCCATGGAATACTTGAGTTTTCTGCTGTGCGATAACCTGATTTTGATTGGCCATCGGGTTTGATGCCGACTCGATTGCAGATGAAATAGGTTTCCTGTTAGGCGGCTTTGGTTTATTTGTCTTTGTGTTCATGCTTATCAATGGCCGTCTGAATGTCGGCCCCGATTCGCTTCCAGTCGCCCTCCAACGGGTTGCCTTCTTGATATGTTGCTGGCTCGAGCTCTTTGAACTCAGGTGGCGTTGGCACACGCTCGGTGTGGAAAAGCAACACGGGCGCAGCAAGCCCTTTCAGCAAACCGTGCGTGAATGCTTCTTTCTTGGTCGAATTGAAGTCAATCAAAAACATAGCCTTATGTTATCCCATCCGGCTTGCCGAGAGAACCACAGGGTTAGTATGCTTTACCCAAAACAACTACTAGATGTAGTGGTTGCCACCTGTCCCATTCAAAACAACTCCGCCTGCCGCGTCTCCACCACCTCGCCGTCGTGGTCGGCCAGCTTGAGCACACGCCAGACGTGGCGCTCGGTGTAGTGGTACTGGCGGGCCAGGTGTGTGACCGCCCGGCGGGCGCTGCTGCCGGCCTGGGTCAAGGCATCGAACTCCGCGCGCAGCTGGTCGTGCAGCACGGCGCGTATCGCGTGCGCGCACTTCGGGATTGGCACCGGCTCACGAAAGGTCGTCACCAGCTTTTCAGCCGCGTCTTCGCCGATCAACTCCGCCAGATGTGCCCGCTCCGCACCGTGCCTGTGCGGCCAGATCACCCGCCCGCCAAAGGCTTCCACCAGCGTGAGCAGCGCAGACAGGCCGATCAGATCGATAAGGATCTTCGCAGACCTGGGCAGGTGATCAATGGCAAGCTTCATCCTATTTTCCTCACCACAGAGACACAGAGGCACAGAGAAAAGCTTGAAAACAAGGGGTTACATACTTTTTCCACTTCACCCATGGGGTGATAGAAAAATGTTCGATAACCCATTGTTTTTCCTCTGTGTCTCTGTGCCTCTGTGGTTCAAATGAGGTTTTAAGGTTCATGCCTGTTTTTTCTGCCGATACGCCAGCGCCGCCACGATCTTGTGCAGGCCATCGGGTGAGGCGAACTCCAGCGCATCCACCCCGGCCAAGCGTCGCACCATGGATTTGCCGTACTTCGACGAGGTCAGGTAACCCCAGGGCAGCTTCATGTCCGCCAACTGCGCCTCGATCTTGGAGAGAAGCGCCGCGCGGTCGAGGGTGGGGCGGTTCGGCACCCGGCCATGCGGGCCATGCTTGCCATGCCGGTCGGTATAGCCCGTCAGCCGATTCATGTGGTTCATCAACGTGCCCCATTGCTGAGGCGACAAGTCTTTTGTCGAGGCCACTCCCACCACATCCCGCATCAGGGCGCGGCGGGCATCCTCATCCAGGCCCAACTGGCGGCAGGCGGCAAACAGGGCCTTGCGGGAGTTATGCCCCGGAGGGGCGGTATCCATTGGGGCGGCCATGGTCACTTGCCCAATCGATAGAACCAGAGATGGCCCCGGCGCTGGCAGCTCACCGCCACCCCCCGGTCGCGCAGCTCGGCGGCGCAGGAATGCACCGCGCACAACCGCCGTCCAAGGGCGCGGGCGGCATCTTCGATCTCGGCGGTGGAATACTCCTTGCCGGTGGCCAGGATCTGCAGCAGCGTCTGCAGCCGCAGGCTCTTCTCGATGCGGGCACTGTTCATGGTGGCCTCCTGTCAGCGCGCCCGGTGTGGCTCTCGCCAGGCGTATTGGTAGTTCGTATCGCGGCTGCACTCCAGCACCTCCAGCGTGCCGCCCTCGGCATCGAGCAGCTTGAACTTGAGCGGCGTGGTCGCGCACTCGGCCAGCACCAGGCAGGCCGTCTTCACACGGTCGTAGTCGTCGGTCTTGCACGTCAGCACGTTGGCCCACGAGCCGGCGGCGTTGACCTTGAGCTGTGCGCGATGGAAATCCTTGTCCTCGCCCATCACGCCACCTCCGCTTCCACCTCAAACGGCACGATCACAAAGTCCTCCACCCCGCTGCTGATGCTGATGCCGGCCACGCCTGCCACGGCGGCGGGCTCGTTGAGGATGGCCTCCTTGTTCACCTCCTTCTTTACCCGCACAAAGCGCGAGAGGCCCAGGCGATCCAGGGTGTCGATCACCGCATCGGCGCCGGTGATGCGGCAAGACGGCGGCCGCTGCCGCCAGCTCACCTCGCCAGTGATCAGGTTGGCCGTCTTCACCTTGCCGCCGTTCGTCAAGGCCTCCCGGTTAGCCTCGCACCACGTTTGCACGCCCGTTTGCAGCGTCGTGATGTGGTTGCGCAAGTGCTCCAGGCGGTCGTGATACTCCGCCGTCACAGCCGCAAGCCGGTCGTTCATTTCGGTGGCCAGGCGCGTGTGCTCGCGGGCCAGATCGCCAATCAGGCGCACATCGGCGGCCGCCTCGCTCTTGCTATTGGGTACAGGGTGGCTGATGGCCTTCGCCTTCAGCCGGGTGGGTTTGCTAGTCGCCATGATTTTCTCCTTGAGTGGCGGGTAATGGGGGGGCGGTGTCTCCCGGGTTGGTGTCCGGGCTACGGGTGAACTGCTTGAGTTGGTCCTTGATGTGCGCCGGCATGGCAGCGCGGGGTTTGGCGGGGGCTGTCGTGGCCAACATTCCCGGATTCCGCCCAGGCTCCATCCGGGCTACCTGGCCACCCACCGGCGTAAACCCGCCGCGCCGGTCGTGGTCGGCCTTCTCCGCCCCCGCCTCCGCCTTGTTGCTGTACCCTGCCACGATGGTTTTCAGGTAGCCGTGGCTGGATAAAGGCAGGGTCAACCGGTCGCGCCGGGCCAGGCACTCCTCCATGCCCATCAGCCAGTATTCCAGCGGCGCGGGCAGGGTCTGGTGCTTCACGCCGACCGTGCCGGCGGCGATCAGATCCTTGATCTCCACCATGAGGTCCGCGATGCGCTCCCAGCGCAGGTTCTGCTTCAACGGGCTAAACAGCCCGATGTAGCGCATCACCGTCATCGGCAAGCGCTGGCTGGGGTGCAGGCTGGCCAGCGCCAGAAAGGCCTCGCGCGTCGCCGCGTGGGCAATCCACGCCTCCAGCGGCATCATCACGTTGCAGCAGGGGCAGGCGATTGAGGGCAGGCCGCTCATGCGTAAATGCTCCTGAGCGGGTGCGTGCCATGGCCCGGGTGATTGGGCTTCTGGCCGTCGCCGGCGCACCAGCCCGCGCCAAAGCGCTCCACGCGGTGTCCCGGCGCCAGCTCCGTCACCGTCACCGGACAGGCCGGCTCATCCGCCCCCGCCTCTGCCACCACAGGCCCCGCCCCCAGCGCATAGGGCGAACCATGCCGGCGCGACGTCTTGTGAATGGCGCCCACCAACACCAGCGCGTCCAGCACATAGGTGAGCTGGCTGGCCTTCAACCCCGTCCAGCCGCACAGCGCCCCATGCCCGCGCGGCCCATGCGCCAGCGCATCCAGTACAGCCTGCTTGCGTCGCGCAAACAACGCCGTGTCCGGCACGCCCGGCGTAGTCCTCGAGGGTTTGATCGTCTTGCCCATCATTGCCCCCGCTCAAACCAGACCACGTTCACATCCTGCCAGTTAAGCAGCATGCCCTTGCGGTAGTGCTGCCCGGCCGTATCCACCCCGCGCATGAAATACGCCCCATGCTGCTCATCGGCCATCGCCGCCAAACGCGGGCCGGCCTGCAACTGCACGGTCGGGCGCAGCGTAGAGATGTCCACCCCCACCACCGTATGCCCCTCCTCGATCAGGGTTTTGGTCGCCTCAAAGGCCCGCATCAGCGCGCGCAGCATGGCCTGGTTCTGAAACTCGCGGCGGCTACGCAGGGCCGCCGCTCTCAAACTGTCGGGGGCCGGGGTCGCCGCCGGCGCACGCCGCGTGGCGCCTGACGACGCCGAGTGAAGCTGTTTCTCCATGATCAAATCTCCTTCACCAGATCGGCACCAACGCGCTCGGCCCCGATCTCGGCGGCCAGGTTCATCAGCCGGGTCACCACGTTATTCACCCGCAGCGGGTACAACTCGCTCACCACCTGACGCTGCCCAACCTGGCGTACCAACCGCCCGCGCAGCGCATCAAAGGCGTTCGGCTCAAACACGTTGGCCAGCTCCGCGCCCACCCGCTTGAATTTCAGCGTCAGGTACGCCTCCAGGTGCGTGTCCAGCGGCAGCAGCTCCGCCACCTCGCACCGGTTGATCACCTCCCGCGCCTCGTAGTTATGGGCGTGGAACTTCACCTTCAGCTCCGGCTGGCCAATCAGAATGATCGCCAGCAGGCGGCGGAAACCGTCCTCCAGCTCCCAAAAGCGCTTCAGGATCTTCAGCGTGCCGATGGTCAGGTCATGCGCCTCCTCGATAATCAGCACGTGCGTATTGCCCGCCCGGCTGCTCTCGCGCAGCATCTTCTCCGCCTGGCGCGCCTTCGCCTCCTGGCTGCGGCGGACCGACTCACCCGGGCGCAAGTCGTCGATGATCGCCTCGAAGATCATGCCGCTGGTCAGCCGCGTCTTATCGATGATCTTCGGCTGGATGGTGAGGATGGGGGCCGATTCGCGCTGAATGCGCTCGATCAGATCCCGGCGCAGCACGCTCTTGCCCGCGCCGGACTCGCCCACCACCGCCACAAAACCGCCGTGCTTGGCCGTGGTAAACATCGCCTCGCGCACATAACGCTGGTCGGCGGCCAGATACACATCCTCAAAACTCTGGATGTCATCGTGAAAAGGGTCGCGGAACAGCTTGAAATGGGACTTGGCAGCGGGGGTGAGCATCTCGTTAACCTCAGAATCGTCATCAAAGGGGGTAAAAACCGGTTTAAGCCGGCGTCGGTACTGCGGCATGGCGTGGTGCGTGGGCGCAGACTCCAAGTCCCAGACAGTGGCAATCACCGCCTCCGCCACGTCGTACTCGCGCAACAGCGCCTCGGTCGCCGCCACGATCGCCGCGCGCGGCGTCGTGATCGGCCACATGTCGTGGTTGCACAGCTGGTTGATGGCCACCCGGTGCAAAGGCTTGCCGGACGGCTGGACAATCCGCGCCGCCAGCTCGCTCTGGCTGATACCGTGCTCCACCAGCACCCGGCCCAACTGGATCGGGTTGGAGTTCGGTTTAATGCCGGGCATGGCAGGGCCCCCTTGTTTTCAAGCTTTTCTCTGTGCCTCTGTGTCTCTGTGGTGAGAAAAATAGGTTCATGTACAATCTCCTTGTTGATGCGAGCGCCCTTGAGCGCCCAACACGCGGCCCGGCTGGCTGTCACCAGCACGGGCCGCACCTTTACCGGACCAGCGCCAACCTCGGCATCTGGTCCTGCATTTGCGTAACCTCGTTGCCCAGCAAGCGCTCGGCAATCGTCTCCACATCCGCCTCCATCACCCCCTCCGGGTACCAGGCCGACACCCGCGCCATCTCCTCCGGCGTCGCCGCGCGGGAAAGCCGCGCCTTGAGCTGGATCAGCACCTGCGCGCGAGAAAGCGGCTTCACCTCCACATGCATGCGGCTGGGCAGGTTCAGTTCCGTACCTCGGCGGGGCAGCGCCGTGGGCAGTTGAATGTCGGCCAGGTGGGAATGCGCGTTGAGACCGCCGAACGGCGCCGCCTGCTTGGCGCGGGCTTTATCAGCGTCTTGGTCGGGGAAGGCCAACTTGTCCATGGCCTTGGCGGCCGTCTCGATAGCGGTATCGGGCAGCGCCTTGTATTCCAGGCCGATGACCGGCGCCGACATCGGGCGGCCAAACTGGTCGTAATCCATTTCAGGCTCGGCGCGGAAGATCAGGTCTTCGCCGTCGTAGCGGGTCGCGCGGATATGAATGGCGCACTCGCCGAACAGCAACGGCCGCACCCGCACCTCGTCGCCGGCACAGATGCCATCCAGGCCGGACAGGTGATAGACCATGGCCCGGTCTGCGCGTGGATGGCGGAAGCTGATCGACAGCTTGGTGGATACCTTGCGGGTCACCTCCGCGCCCTCCAGCAGCGGCCGGCAGACCTCGACCGCGTTGTC